GAATCGTGCAATTTTTTGCGAGCGGTTTCCCCCTAAGTCGTTTCAGTTTCACCCACTCGGCCTATGCAAATCCATTGCTCGTACACTAAGGTGGTGCCAATCAGCCAGCTACGGCCTCACCCGCGCAATCCGAACCATCACCCAGAAGACCAACTGGAACTGCTGGCGAAGATCATCAAGACAACCGGATGGCGTTCGCCCATCGTGGTTTCCAGACTATCGGGCCTGATCATTAAGGGTCACGGTCGCTATGAGGCTGCGCAGCTTGCTGGCTTCAAGGAAGTCCCCATCGATGAGCAGCACTACGAGAACGAGAACGAGGAGCTCGCGGATATGGTGGCTGACAACCGCATCGCGGAGCTAGCCGACCTGTCCGTACCAGAAGTACGCGACATCTTAGAAAGTTTAACGGAAGCCAAGGTCGATCTGGAGCTCACAGGATTCACGCCAGAAGACTTTGAGGATCTAAAGGACTTCAACAATCGCGACGAGGAGGAGCTACCGCCTGACGCAATCGGCGGCGAGATGTCCCCAATGTGGCTGAAGAACGATGTCTTCTTCCCATCAAAGAATCCACTCGGCATCCCCGACCTGTTGCCCGATATGATCGCTGAGATTCCGGAAGGGATCGAGACGCACATCCGGCACGAAGAGCGGGACATCCCGAGGCTGGTGACGTTCAAGAGCGACTCCATCGGGAACTGTGATCGCAGCAAGTCGATCCTGTGCTTCTACGTCCTAGATGAGAAGTTCGCGCACATACTCGATGAGCCAGCCGAGCACGTTGAGCGGATGATCACGGAGAAGTGGCACGCCATCGTTGCCCCCAACGTGTCGATGCTTCCTTCGCATCCGCGCGCGCAGCGCATCTGGATCGCGTACCGCGTGCGTTGGTTCACGCGCTACCTACAGTCCGTCGGCATCAAGGTCATACCAGATATGGAGTGGGTGAACCCAGATGACTTCGAATTCTCAGGCCTAGGCATACCGAAGAACTGCGCGAGCGCGTCGGTGCAATTGCAGACCGTGCTGAAGAACGTGAACGAGATCAAGAGCCGCGAGGACGGTCTGCGTTGGGTTGCGGAGAACATCGCGCCGAAGTCGCTGCTTGTGTACGGTGCGAACGATGATTGGCGCAAACGCACGCGGGCAATCTTCCCAGAACAGACGAGACTTGTCTTCTGCGAGTCGTTCAACGGCAAATCGCGCGCGTGGCTCAAAGCACAAAATTGAACGTGTCACACAATAGTGATGAACTTCAACATTCCTTCTATGTTTGCCGCCCGCGAATTCTGCTTCAAGGGTGGCGGTGGTGGCGGTGGTGGTGGCGGTCGGCGCGGTCGCGCTGGCGGTCGCGGTCGCGGTCGCGGTGGTCGTACCGCGCGTGGTGGTGGCCGCGCTGCGCGTGGCGGTGGCGGTCGTGCTGCGCGTACTGCTGGTCGCGCTGGCGCTACGCGCCGTGGCCGTCGCGGTCGCCGGTAATCGCGCACGCGGTTAAGCTACAAGCCGCGATCCGTGGAACATCACGGGTCGCGGACTGCTGCGTTCTATGAGCGAGGCGCAGCAACTAATCAGCGGAGACAAGCTCTCGCTGCTCACGGGACTGACCGACAGGCGTCACCGTCAGCTAGCGAAGGAAGGCTATTTCCCGCAACCTGAGAACGGACAGTACCAATGGGCTGCGACGATACGCGGTCTGTTCAAGTACTACCGCGAACACAAGGAGAGGACGCACGGCGAGCTTGCCGAAGAGAAGCTGGCGAAGATGCGTACCGACCGGAAGCTCTCAGAGCTTCGGCTGTCGCAGCAACAGGGCTACGTCGTTGATCGGGAGATCGTCGTCGAGATGCTGACGATCCTTTCCCAGAAGCTCGACCTTCTGCTGCGCCTGAAGTTGGAGGTGGAGCTCGGCCCGCGCATTGCCGGCAAGAACGCCGCCGAGGCCAACGTGGAGGGTGGGATGATCCTCGACGAAATCCGCGAGGTCATAAACGCCAACGTCCTCCAGTTCAGGACAGACGCTCTGACGCCTACCCAGACGCCGACAGTTGCCAATGAGCCTACTGTCGTAAGTAGCTCAGGACCAACGACTTAGGTAATAACAGAAGCAGTTATAAATCCGTAAGTTCTTGGTGTGCAACGACTTAGGATTGTGAAAAAAGGAAAGAAAGCGTTGACCGGGGGAGGGGGTCCTTTACCCTCCTCCTGTCGGCGTTCTTTCCGGCTCTCGAGCCGAGCGGTCAGTTGACCGCTGCACCAGCCGGTGCCCTCCCCGGTCTCACGGGGAAAGGTCAAATGACTACTAGGGATCGGCAAAGGGAAAACAAAAGTCGGTGAGCGGCCCCTAGGAAGGCACCTCTACCGCACGGGATTCGGAACCAGCCTAGCAGCCTGCCAATCCGCGACCGTCACGCCAGCGCCAAACCCGCAAGGGGGGAAACGCTGATCGCCCATCTCCTGACAACGTGCCTGTGAGAGACGTAAGCGCTTCCGCGAGTCGCATCGCGGTACGGTCCTGATTGTGACCAGTAAGGCTACGACGCCGCACCAAGCAACGCGGCGCACTACTCGACACCAGCGAACCCAAGGAGCCCGGCGATAGAGCCTCTGAGCCGCACGGCAAACCAAGCGCGTCCTGAACCCTTTCAACGCCGCCGACCAACATCCCGCGACTCAGAAGCAGACCCAAGCAATGGTCCGCACTCCTGTTGGTAATGCTACTACGCCGGTCCCAAGTCCGGAAGCCACAACGGCAAGCAGAGGGAACAACAACAACACAACACGCAATGACAACGTACAGCATCAGCAACGCCGCAGTCGTCTTCTCCGTCCGCTTCGCCAAGAAGGGTTGGGGGAACGGAAGCCGCCAGATCAGCATCGGTCGCACCTCGTCAGTCCGTAAGCAGTCGCTCCGCGACGCCGTAGACTTCGGAGCCGAAAAGGTTCTGACCAAGATTTACGGCAGCATCAGCCGCTACTCGCGTCCCCGTCTGGAGGATCGCGACGGCAACTGCCGCTTCTACAGCACGACGCTCTTCATCAAGCACAAGGGCAAGATGATCTGCGACAAGGTCGGGTTCTGGATCACCGCCAAGTAACAAGCAACGCAACACACAACAACAAGGACACAAATGAAACTGTATCACGTACTCAGCATCCGCGAGATGGAAGATATGCTCCGCAAGGCGAAGGCGAATGCGAAGGAGCATCGCAAGAGGGTGATCGCTACGGGACACAAGCCGAGCGCCTATAAGAACTGGTGCTCGGTCGTCTACTTTGAGCGAGTCGAGGATGAGCGCCTGCGCAATGAGACCGGAGCGTGGCAGCTTCGCGTCGATATGATCCACAACTGATACACTATCAAGGACACACAATGAGCACGTTCGTTCATCTCACCCTCGTCAGCAACAACGCCAAGGTCGGTCCCATCCCGGTCAGCACGACCGAGGATAAGACCTGTCCGCCGTCCTGTCCGTTCAATCACCGCAACGAAGGCGGCTGCTACGCCGAGCAGGGACCGCTCAAGCTGCATTGGAAGCTGGTCTCCGAGCATCAGCGCGGCACGGCTTGGCGCAGCTTCTGCCAGCAGATCGCTGCCCTGCCAGCCGAACAGCTATGGCGTCACAACCAAGCGGGAGACCTTTGTGGTCGCGGCGAGTCGATCAATGCCGGAGAGCTTCGGTCCCTCATCGAGGCCAACCGAGGCAAGCGCGGCTTCACCTACACCCACAAGCACAACCGCAAGGAGAACCTCGCCCTCATCAAGGAAGCCAACGACAACGGCTTCACGGTCAACCTGTCAGCCAACAACCTGCGACACGCCGACGAGCTAGCCGCCACCAAGGCTGGTCCCGTCTGCTGCGTGCTCCCTTCAGATCAGACCCAGAACACGGTGACGCCTGCCGGTCGCCGCGTAGTTATCTGTCCCGCGACCAAGCGTGACGACATCACCTGTGCCAAGTGCGGTCTCTGCTCGGTCGCTTCCCGGTCAGTCATCGTCGGCTTCCCGGCTCACGGCACCGGCAAGCGCAAGGCTTCCATCGCCGCCGCCAACTAAGTCTGTCCCCCAACACAACAACACAATGAAAGACATCAGCGTACACAACCAAGCCATCGAACTCAATGACAGCTTAGTGCTGTCCTATCGCACTCGCGAGGGTCTCCTCGGATCGACCTCATATCGATCCATCGAGCACGCGATGCATCTCATCATCCGTACTCCTCTAGGCAGGTGGACGGCGGTGATCATCGGTAGCCGTACAGAGGAGAATGCCGCGTGGTTCCTATCGGCACGCGCTGACGGCAAGCGCTTCTACTGGATCTGCCCGCAGTAACCCAACAACAACACGACAAATACAATGACAACGAAACTCGATGTCTACCAGATCATCACCGACCGCATCCTCGCCCTGCTCGACAAGGGTGTGGTGCCGTGGCACAAGCCGTGGAGCACGCCAGACTCTGGCGTCGGTCCCACGAACTTCGTGTCGAAGCGACCCTACAGGGGGATGAACGTCTTCCTGCTCTCCTGTATGGGGTACGGCTGTCCGTACTGGGTCTCGTTCAAGCAGGCGCAGGAGCTCGGCGGCTCGGTGCGTAAGGGTGAGCGAGGCACGCCTGTCGTCTTCTGGCAGCGCTTGCAGAGCAAGAAGAAGGACGAAGATACCGACAAGCCGAGCTCCTATATGCTGCTGCGCTACTACACGGTGTTCAACCTAGAGCAGACTGACGGCATCAAGTGGGACAAGCCTGAGCCGAAGACCTCGGACTTTGGAACAATCGCGGCGTGCGAACGCATCGTCGAGGAGATGCCGCAGCGACCCGCCATCCGGCATCGCGGCACCTCAGCGCACTACGCTCCGGCGTCCGACACCGTAACGATGCCTGACCGCACGGCGTTCGATAACGAGTCGGCGTACTACTCGACTCTGTTCCACGAACTGGTGCACGCCACAGGACACCAGAGCCGCCTTAACCGCAAAGGCATCAGCCTAGAGGTAGAGACCAACCGTATGTTCGGCAGCAAGGACTACGGTCGCGAGGAACTCGTTGCCGAAATGGGAGCGGCGTTCCTCTGCGGCGCGTCCGGCATCCTCAACACCAGCATCGACGGCTCAGCGTCGTACATCGACGGCTGGATCAAGAAGATCAAGGAGGACAGCAAGATCGTCGTGATGGCAGCGGCGCAGGCGCAGAAGGCGGCAGACTTTATCCTCGGGGTCAAGTTCGACACCGAGGAGTAACCAGAACCAACAACAACAACGCAATGAACAGAGACGACATCAAGGACATCATCGGCGGCATCATCGCGCTCACCCTGCTCGGGGTGATCGTGTTCCTGATGCTGGCAATGTAACCACAACGAATACAGCCAATGAAATCGATGGATACACAAACCAACCAACAACAAATGAATATCATCAGCAACGACACTTGCTTTATCAGCCCTTGGTCAAACGGACAACGCACGGTAGTCGTGCTCTATCCAAAGGTCAGCAAGATTCGCATCTCGGTCGAAGACCAGTCCGGTCGAGACATCGGGAAAACGATGTGCAGCCTAGCGCACGACTTCCGGAAATTCTGCTCGGAGATCGTCACGAACTGCGAACTGCTCGGCTGGTCAAGGTTCGAGGACGTAGCATTGTGAAACTATACCGAAAACTGTAACACAACACGAACAATAGAGGACAACAAAATGGCTAGATTCATTCGTCGGCGCGATTGGGAAACGCACTACAACTACACGCTGCATTTCCATAGGACAGATTCGTCGTCGTCGGGATATTCATTCCGCTGCGACAAGAACGGAGTCGTCGATAAGGAGAGACTGACCGAGCAAGGCATCGAGAATCTGCGCAAGTGCCTCTCCGGAGAGCATTCCGTCCACAAGCCCGAAGTCATCTGTCGAGAATACGAAGTCGTTATTCCGGCAATCATCGAGTGTAGCTGCGAAGCACACGTCGTGCTTGAGGACTTATGGGCAACCCAATGCCAGAAATGCGGAGCCGAATACAACGGCTCCGGTCAGCGTCTTGCCCCGCGATCCGAGTGGGGATGGGAAACAGGAGAGTCGTTCGACTAAGCCACACAGACACAACACACAAAACACAGGACAACAATGAGCACCAAAGAGACAAAGCAGATCAAGCACATATCCTTCAAGGAGTATATGAAGATTGGGGAGGGGGCGACACTCTGCTCCTACTCCGACCGCGAGGCGTACACCGTCATCGCTATGACTGATCAGACCGTCACGCTTCAGCGCGACAAGGCGACCCTGCTCAACGGTATGGATTCCAACGAGCCCGATAAGCTCATCTGGAGTCCCGGTGGCTTCTGCGGTCACGTCACCGGCGTGCAGCGGTACAGCTACGAGGCAGACCCCAATGGTGAGATCGTCACCGCTCGGCTCCGTCCTCAGCGTCGCGTGACCAAAATCCAAGTCGGAGACAAGTGGCACGACGTGTCGCTCCCTATCATCAAGACGCCTGACAACTCAACCGTCATCGCTGGCCGTCACGAACACTACGACTACAACTTCTGATCACAATGAGCACCGACAACAATGGAACCCTGATCATCAACACCATCGTCAGCCTTCTGGCTGATGAGGTCCTGAAGCGCATCGAGCCGCGCCTGAAGGAGGCAGAGGTAAAGATCGAGCAGGCGATTGACGAAATCAAGGCGCAGCAGGAAGCCGTCCCCTTCGACATCAAGGAGGTGGCGATGAAGGTCAACGAGATGATCGATGTCGATGACCTGATCGATCAGATCAAGGACGGCCTGAGCGTCGAAGAGATGGTAGCCGAAGAGATCGCGAGCGTCGATTTGAGGCGCCGCGTGAGGGATGAGATTCGCGATCTCACCTTCAGCGTGACCGTCGATTGATCTAACCCGACCCGCCGAGCTAACCACTCGGCGGGTTTTTTTGTGCCTGTTCGTCCTTGATGGTGCAGGGTGCCGCGCCTAGGGTGCCGCCAAAGGAAACCATTGAACGCAAAGGAACGCAGGCAGGCGCAACTCCTAGAGCTCGGCACGCATCTCGCGCTCCCCAGACCCGACCGCCAGCCGGTCTATGAGTGGGCGAGGCAGCACGTACAGTTGCCGGAAGCCTACGCCACATCCGGTCCCTTCAACGCTCGCATCTCGCCGTGGCTCATACCTGTATTCGACGCGCTGCAAGACCCGCTCGTCCGTCGCGTTCACTTCAGGAAGGCGGTGCAGATCGGCGGCACGCTGATCGCAGACGTATGGGTGCCGTGGCTCATCTGCAATGATCCCGGTCCCATCAGTTGGACTATGCAGACAGACGAGATGGTGGAGCGGCACGCGAAGAGCCGACTCAATCCATTGCTCGAACGCTGCAAGCCGGTCGCCGCGCTGCTTCCGAAGGCAGGCACGCAGCGGACGACCACAGAAATTTACTTCGGCGGCTTCTTCCTGAGCCTCAACCCAGCCAACCTTTCTACGCAGCAGTCCCAATCCATTCGTTGGAAGATCAACGACGAGATTTGGCTGCCGAAATGGCAGGAGGTGTACGGTCACGCCATCGCTCGCGTCTCCAAGTTTGAGGAAGTGGGACGGTCGAAGGTGTACAACATCAGTCAGGCTCCGGTGATGGATGCCGAGACCGGCAACGTGGAAGACACCAGCTTCCGTTCCGGTAACCAACAGGAGTGGTCGGCCGAGTGTCCCAACTGCAAGAAGATGCATCCGGTCTCCTTCAATATCGAACTGGAGGGAGGCGAGAGAGCAGGCGTGATCTGGGACAAGGAGGCACGGCTGGATGATGAGACGTTCGACGTAACTCGCGCGGTCGAAAGCTGTCGCTTCCGCTGTCCCCATTGCGCTCACGAAGTCAGCGACTCGGATGCCACCAGAAACCATTGGCGCAGCACCGGGAGATACGTGGCGTACCGTCCGCAGGCTCCAAAGGAGTTCGCCAGCTTCCGAGTCGAGGCACTCGTCGCGCGACCAATGCGCCTGCTGGTGGAGGAGTTCTGCCAAGCCTCGAACCTCTTCACGCGCAACGGGGACAACACCGCGATGATCGAGTTCAAGACCAAGCGCGAAGCGAAGCCTTGGATCGTTGAGAAAAGAACGATGAATCTTTTCGTAGGCTCAGCCGGATACCGGAGAGAGGACTACGATGACGGCAGGCTGATCGAGAACGAGGTGCAGCGGTTTATGTCAATCGACCGACAGCAGAACCATTGGTGGGTCGAGATCGGCGCCTTCTCCACAGCCACAGGTCCCCTGTACCGGCAGCTTTTCTTTGGTCGCATCGACACCCGCGACCAGATGCGAGCGCTTCAGCAGAAGTACCGCGTGCCTGATTGCTGTGTCGCACAGGACAGAGGCTACCGGCCAGCGGATGTAGACCGCGACTGCGCCGAGTTCGGATGGCGCGGTATGAGAGGGCATCCAAGGCGCACTTGGACTATGCGCGACCAGCATACAGGCGCGATGATCAACTTCCCGTTCAGCGAGCCCCGCATCTCCGACTATCGCGGCGGCGATGTGTTCTACTACGATTGGTCAGGCGATTACTTCAAGGATACCCTGAGCCTTGCCTTGGAGGGCAAGAGCGACCTGAGATGGGAGTTCCCCTCCAACGTTAATCCCCTGTACCTAGAACACCTGAAAGCCGAGGCCAAGATGGAGGTAAGGGCAGGCGTCTGGGAGTGGCGGGAGACCAAAACCAACGCGCCGAATCACGGTCTCGATACGTCGGCTCAGATGATCTGCATCGCGACCATTGCCGGCATCATACGATACCAGCCTCCCCCGTCAGACAGGCCGGGAGAATCATCCAAAACTTAACCCTGACGCAGCCGCAGGCTGAGATTGAAGACTCGTCGCGCCGTCAAAACGGGATTTGACGAAGGCCGGAATCTTAGGGTGCTCGCCATATGAATCCTTTCTTCGGCATCGATCTAGCCACACTACAGGCGCTGAAGGCGCGGACACTTGAAAGCATCAACGCTGCGCTGATCAATCAGTCGTACTCGGTGCTCGACAAGTCTGTCAGCAGGGCGGAGCTTGGCAGACTGACGGAGACGCTCGGTCAGATTCAGGCGGCAATCGAAGACGCTGACGGAACCGCCACCAACGTCACATACGTATCCTTCAACGGGCTCTGATATGGAAACCTTCGACGCCTCCAAAGTGATTCAACAGCTCCCGTGGTGGGAGCGTGCGATCAATACCGTATCACCGGCATACGGCCTGCGTCGCTTGGAGGCGCGCGTGCAGAAGGAGCTCTTCAGCTACAACGCATCAGTCGCGAGTCGCATCTATGCGCCGCGAACCTACGGCCTTCCTTCAGAAAGCAGCCCCACTACGCGCTCCCGCGTTGTGATTATGTGGGAGGCTCGCGATTTGGTGGAGAACGTTCCGCAGGCGCGCGAAGTCTCGCGCAAGTTCGGTCAGTTCCTGACGCCGCACGAATACAGTCCTGCTACCGGCGACAAGGAATACAACAAGATCGTCTCCGAATTCTTCCACGATTGGTGCAAGGACTGCGACGTATCGCATCGGCACACCTTCCGAAAGCTCGTACAGCTAGCCTGCGAGGAGCGACCCGTAGATGGGGACTGCGGCTTTGCGATCCGCCGGGTAGGCGAGGGGTTGAAGATTCAACTGATCCCGGCGACGCGCATCGGCAACCCCAACGAAATCGGATCGGATTCGGAGACGTATTTCCAAGGCATCATCACGAACGAGTTGATGCGGCCTGTGGCTTACCGTATCTACAGAGTCACGCGCGACGGCGTGTACTTTGGAGCAGAGGACATCCCAGCCGAGAGCTTCGTTCACTACTTTGATCCGTTCCGCATCGATCAGATGCGCGGGATGAGCGACTTCCATTGCTCGTCGAGGACGATCCGGATGCTGTACGAAATCTTGGAAGCCGAGAAGGCTGGAGTGCGGTTCGCGAGTCAGCAGGCGGCGCTGGTGTTTACGGATCGCGGCAGCGCCAACCCGCGCAATCTGTTCTCACCCAGTCCTGCTGCGCCGCAGCTTCCGACCGGCGAGACGCAGAAGAATGAGTTCTCTCAGGTCGCGACCATCCGTTACTTCGGCAACACGGACAAGATCGAGTTGATGCCTGCGCGACCCTCGCAAGCTTTTGCTGGGTTCGTGCAGCACCTGATGCACGAAATTTCAATCGGCACAGGCATTCCTCTCGGCGTTCTATTCGGAACCCAAGACTACAAGGGACCATCGGTGCGAGCTGAGTTCGCGCAGGCGGATCGAATCTTTGCGCGCCATCAGGGTATCCTTCAGGATAAAGTTCTCGACCCGATCAAAAACGCGGTGCTTCTGGATGCAATTGCCCGTCAGGAATTGCCGCCGCCTTCACTTCAGGCTGGCGAGACGATGGTGCAGGCGCTCCGTCGTGCCACCCGTGGCGAGTGGAGATTCCCGGCCAAGCTGACCATCGATGTAGGCCGGGAGAGCGCTGCCAACCTCGACGAGAACCGACAGGGTGCGAAGTCGCTACAGGAGATTGCGGCAGGCGAGGGGACGGATGCCTTCACCCGCCTAGAACAGATCGCCGCTGAGGCTGCGTTCGTGAAGGAGTTGTCGGCTCGGTACGGCGTTCCTGAGACCGCCATCCGGCTTACCAGCCCAAACCTACCGTCAACACCTACGCAGGCGGCGGCAGCAGGAGCGACGATGCCTTTCACTCCGGAGGGTCAGCCGGCACAGACTCAACAGCCTAGCCGGCAACAGGCCAGATCGCAGACCTCATCGCCGCAAAACGCCGAGCTCTCAAACGAAGAGCCAACCGAGTCGAACGAGCATTCGATTGAGGTGAACTTTGCGGACGATAGCTACATCCCGACAAAGGAAATGGCGTCGAACGCCAAGCGTGCGCTCGAAGTTCGAGCCGCCAAGCCGCCGTCTGAGCGCGGTATGACTTCGGTCGGCCTTGCTCGCGCGCGTGACCTACAGAACCGCAAGCCTCTCAGCGAGGAAACCGTGCGCCGGATGAAGGCGTATTTCGATCGGCACGAAATCGATAAGAAGGGAGAGACTTGGTCGCAGCAGGGTAAGGGCTGGCAGGCTTGGATGGGTTGGGGTGGAGATGCCGGTCAGACGTGGGCGAATGCCATCGTCGAGCGGCTGAATGACCGTGAGCTCTCCGCGAAAGCCAAGTACACCGAGCAGCGCGTCGCTTTGGCGACCGCCAATCCTGTGACCGTCGCCGTCAAGGGAGAGGCAGCCAGCCCGAGTAGTTGGCTGGACGCAATGGCCGAGTACAGGCGCAAGCTTGGAATGGAGATCGAGCACCGCAACCAGCGTGCGATGCAGGCGGCAGCGCCTATCCTAGACAAGCCGTTGGTGCAGTTGGCGGAAGGACAAAAAAAGGAATTGGTGATGCCTACTCCAACCGCAGGCGAAGCCGATTCTGACTTCATCTCCCGGTGTATGAGCGACTCGGTTATGGCGACTGAGTACAAGGACACCGATCAGCGGTACGCAGTTTGTCAGACGCAACTGAAGGGTAAGGCTTAACCATCAAATGGACACTCAGACCCAGATCGACAACCTCATTGAGCTCGCGATTGTTCAGCGCTCCGAGCTCAAGGCATTGGTCGAGCAGCTTCCGCAACTGCGGGAGCACCTGACATCGGAGATCGAGAAGACGTTTGAGGCGGTCGAGCCCGAGCTGCGGCAGGAGCTCGAAGAGTTCTTTGCGCGCAAGACGGAGGAGCGCGTCGATCTGTTGCGAGGTGAGGTGTCCGAGCGCGTGAGCGAGATGCTTAAGTCGCTGGAGCTTGCGGCGGCTGCAAAATACCACGCGCTGATGAACGAGCGCGCAAAGAACGCCGAGTTGTTGGCGCAGGCGGAACAGCGGATTGCGGAAGCGGCGGCTACGATTCCCGGCAAGGTAAAGGAGATCGTAACGGACGAACTGTCTCGCTTCCCGCGCGCGGGTGAGATCGATCAGCTTCGGAAGGAATTCGCTGAGCCGAAGAGCCTCA